TACTGTTCGTCCAAAAAATAGACGCTGTACCGTCACCGATTTCTATTTCATAACCCCACGAAGCGGCAGTAAGGCCTGTTTCTCTTGGAGTCGCCGATGATAATGCTAAAACACCAGCTTCTCCATACTTTTGTAGTATGCTTTTAATATCAAGCTTTTGAGTTTTGTCAAAAAAGCGCTCCGTATTATGGAAATCGCCTTTATGTTTAATGGTTATCATTTCTATTTATCCCTTTGTGTTATACTTTGCTCTTCGAATAGCGTTCAATTCTTTATTCCGAGCAAGTATTTCACTTTTACTCATCTTTTTTTGTGGGGAATTTTTAATGTTGCAAATACGGATAAGATTAAGAAGCCTATTTAAATGCCACTTTTGGCACTCCATTGGTATTTCTAATGCTATCATCCAATAATATATTAATTCTGAAGTTGTTTGTTCATTATTGGTATGCTTTGTATACCCTTCTCTAAATGTAGTAGCAGACATCGGATCATCGATGTAAGCGTTAACTGTTTTAATATTATCAACCGTTAAATAGTTGTATACTTTTGGATTAACGTTCTGCGTAAGTGTCATGCATTTTATATAGTCTCGTATTTCATTTATTGTTTTTGCTTCTTTTGTAAGGAACGGTTTTTTCCAATTTGACTCCCATTTTGAAATTGAAACTAGAGAGTGCTCTAAACGAAGTTTTACTCCATTTTTTATGATGTCTGGGATGAAAAATTCATTAGTTTCCTCATTGTAAAACTCCTGAGCAGGTATGGTCAATTCAAGCATTTTTATTCAACTACTTCAATATTATTTTGTCTATTGAGATCCTGAGGAACGAGGCCGTTTACGAACTCTGTCGCATTTTCTGTGCTTGAAAACAACTCATAGAATAGCTCATCATAGGCAGCGCTATTGGCGAATTCGTTTCTAAGTTCTTCAGATTTAACAAAAGTTCTGCCGTCTATAGATTTTTCGCCATACGATCTTAGAATGAGATCATCGAACATTTCAACAAGTTTCTTTCTATCTTCTTCGGCGATCATCTTTTCTATGAGTTTATCCATCCCGCCTGAACCAGACTCAGTTTCCCATTTAATAAGTTCTCTCTTTGTCATGTGGAAGTATTTGTCTTCCGTTCTTTTATTCCCATCATAGTCTGTATATGTAATAGTCTTTTTAATCATATATTTGCTCCCTTCTTTTAAAACAAAGAAAAAGAGTGCCTAGAAGCTAGACACTCTTATAATCTACCGTTTACTATACTACTGTGTTGAACCTGTGGCTCCACGAGGAGATCCTGTTTTAATTATAGATACTACATCTTCTGGAAGTGGAAGATACGGATCAGCGTTTGCAGTTCCATAAAGGGCATCTTCCAAAGCTGTCAGCTTTGCTTTGTCTGCCGTTTCGGTAAAATCTCTCGAATCGAGTGTAAGGATCGATGTAGGCTTGAATCCTTCAATATCTACATTAACTGGAGTAGTTGTTACTTCCCAAGAGAACGTAATCGGTTCTGGCGAATCGTTTATTGTTCCGTACGCTTTCTCAGAAGGGGAAGCCATAGCTCCATATACAAGATGAAGCTTATATCCATGCTCTGATCCGTCTACATCATTACCTATTGCTGTTCTATAACAGAAGCCAAATGACTTTCTGCTCTGCTGACCAAATTTAACTTTCTCAGTAGCCTTTGAGCCATCGCATTCTTCCCATGCATCAGGATACGTGAATGCTTCAATAGTTGCACCGAATTCTTCAGCTGAGTAAAGATTCAGATACTTTATATCATCTGCATACTGTGCGTTAGCTTCGGCACCGGAAGGACTTTCAGTTACATTTACAAGGCCGTTCCAAGCTACGCCTGATGGGTATGTTCCTGTAGAACTCTGTACATAAAGGACGCCCTGCTTAACACCAGTTTCATAAAATCTCTGACCGGCAGCATCCCAAACAAGTTTAGACATTATATTCCTCCTTAATAATAAAGATCAAAAGTGTCATGGTTAAGATTATCGGTTATGAAATGTCTATCAAAATTACAATACTTGAAATGCTTTAAAATATTTTTAGGCAACTCACTATCAGGATTTTGATAGATCACTTCAATTTCATATCTATCCATAAAAAGATATTTGTCATCATTAGCATGTCTTGTATGAAAATTATTTCGATGATAAATTATGCAATCGTAGATGATTTTAGTATTTTCAGGAGGCTGAAAATATACATTTCGTGAACCAAGTAAATTGCATAATTCCTCATGCAATTCAAGCCTGCTCGCCATTATAAACACCTCCAATACTAAGAACCAATCGTGGATACTGAACGTCCACGGCAGTGACTTTCCATCGAGTATTCATAAATTCGACATAACGAATATACTGGAAGTTTTGTAAGGCGTATGGGTCGCAGACAATACTTATTTCACTTTGAAGCGTTATATTATCATTAACGTTTTGTGATAATTCCCAACGTTTGTGATTACGAGTTAAGTCTCCAGTGTAGTTTTTCTCTACGGTTTTAGGCGTCCACACGCCAGGCGTTGTTTCTGTCGTAATAATATATCCGACTTTTCCATACCATTTAGCCATTTTTACAAATTACTCCCATTTTGAATTTTTAACAGATTATGCTCCAGTTGAGCCAGTAGCGCCTGTTGCACCGGTCGCTCCGCCAACATTGCCTGTAAGGACGAGAGCTGAGAACGGCTTGATCAGAGCACCCGAGATTCTTGTTTCGATCAGGTACTTCATCTGGTTATAGTCAATATCAAAGTCGTCGAACAGGTTGATCTCGCCACCCTTATCAGCACCGATATTGTAATCGGCCATGTTTACGATAATTCCGAGCAGATCCTTATTGTTTATCTTCTGGCCTTCCATTACCTCGACTTCAACGATTTCCTTCACTCTAAGAGCAGTAGCCAGTTCGGTGTCTGACTTATACAGCTTGTGACCAATCTGGTCTTCGAGCAGAAGCATCTCAGTATGCATGTCTGCCGTAGTGAACAGAGTAGGTGTTCCTGAGCCCTTGTAGTTCTTTCTTGCTCTGATTGCAGAGTCAATAAAACTCTTAGCAATATTATTTGTATTAGGAACATTTACAGGAACTGAGAACAGAGGTGCATCAGTAGCAATAGGTCTGATATGAGTCTCAGAAATCTTGTCGTCAGATGCGCCGGATCTTCCATCACCGATCAGCATAGCTCTTGCGATTTCCTCTTCCAGCATAAGCCTCATCTCGCCACGAATCCAAGAAACAACATCGAAGTCTGTGATATCAATAACGTCGTCTCTATCAAGCTTCTGCTTCTTATAAATAGTCTGTGGATCAGTTGTTCTCTTAAGCAGAGTGAATACTTCATCTTTCTTCAGGTGACCCTTTAGGTAACCCTTTGCCCTTGCTTCGTCTTCCGTAATATCAGCAAATACAGACTTGATTCTGCTGAACGGCGTATGATGAGCTCCGCCCATTACCTTCTGAACCCAACCGGTTTCTCTCTTGATCCACTCCGGAGGGTTATTCATTGTTCTATATTCCGGGAAGAGCATATCAGGATCTCTGAAGCCATAAGTCTGGCTTGCAGTCGCAGATGACGGTCCCACCATGCCGTCCATAGGGACAGCATGAGACAGAACTCCATCTTCCATATGCATAACTACAGAATCTCTAAGAGAACCGAGTCTCTTTGCATCCGCAAAAATCTGTTCATAATCAGCGTGTGTAAGCGCATTGCCCTGCATCTCATCAGTATCAAATACGTTGTGCTTCATGTCTTCGTCTTCCTCCTCATCTGAGTTAACTCCGGCGTCTTCCAGAGCCTGCCCAATCATAAAATAAACAACATTCTTCTGCTCTTCTGTAAGTTCATTAAATACGTCTTTTACAGTCTTTTCGTTTTCTGCCATTTTTTTCTCCTCTTTTGGCTCATCTTCTTTATCTTCGTGAACTATCTCTTCTGGTTCGGGCTTTTCTTCTTCATCGTTATCTTTGTCTGCATGCTCTAAGAAAAGAGGCTCGCCAGTATAAATAGTTGCCTCGGTTTCGCTTTCCTCTCCGGAATGCGCAAGAATAGGAAAATCAATAGATGCCCCAGGATTAGCTCCTGCTAATACGAGGCTGACTTCTCTGATAATTCCATGGAATACATCTCCGCCCTGCTGCTTAAGTTTGTTAGCATAAATTGAAAGGGCTGTGATATCCCCATGCTGCACAAGTGCTTTCGCAGTATGTGCTTTTGGCGTGTCATTAAATGATCCATAACAATAAACACCATCGGATCTATTCTCTAAGAGAGCATGACCAATGACATTTTCAGGATCATTATGACTGTGCTGCCAGACTAATGGAACCGTCTGGCCATCATTATCTTTAAATGCATCTTTTCGGATTGTTCGTCCATCGGAGCACCTAAGATCATTTTTAGTGGCGTAGCCACTGAAATCATAATTAACTCCCATTTTGAATTTTTCCTTTCAAATTAATAAAGATCCGAAATTGGCATGTTTGCCGGATCTTCAGATTCAACATCTTCGGTTCTCATTTCTTCTGGAGATTCTTCATCTTGTTGATTGATGTTGCTATTACGCAATTCATCAGCCTTAGGATCATCGGAAGGTTTCATTCCTACAATTTGCCTAATTTCATTTGAAGTCATTATTTCGTTTCTAGTAAACTTATCTGCTATTTCTGCGATTTGGTTTACAGGAACAAGTTTAAATGGATCTCTAAAGAATTTTACGGCCTGATTCTGTGACCTTGCAGTTTTTGTAAGATACTTCCTTTCGACAGCCCCAGTAATAGCGGACAGAATAGGTTCTACGGTCCTATTATAATAATTCAGCATTATCGCTTCATCTGCAGTACCTTTGAAAATCTCCTCTGTTATACCTAACTGGCCATATAGCATACTCGTTAAATATTCAATCTGAGACATCAAATTATTCTCTACAGGTCGATTTAGCTGTGTTATTCTTTCTGTACCATCTGTATAAGCAATTCCGTATTTGGAACCTACTAACTGTTGTTCTATTTGAGCTCGTCGTTTTTCTGCTTGTTGCTGTCTGGTTTCGCTTTTAATAACATACGGCAACTGTATAATCAAATCTAATTTACCAGAACTATTTTGGTCATCGATATAATCAAGAAGATTTAATTTTCGAATAAGCCGCTGCATTGTTGAATTTGGTTCGTTCATTACAGCATAAAGCGGATTTTCAATAATTGCGACAAGCCTTTTAGGAAGAGTTATTTCATCTTTTCTTCCTGTTCTGTCATTATAAACCTGAACTCTAACATGCTCTGGGTACCAATTAACTATTTTCCCAGTTCGCATGGTATAAATATCATACGCCCCTGACAATTTAGGTGTAATCGAAGTATCTGTCGGAACAAGAGCAACACACCCCTCATCGAACATTGACATTACGATATCTTGAACAAATTCGCGACCGCTTTGATCGATGTTTGCCTCATGAGAAAATATGTTATTTAATCCTGAATCAACATCTTCCAAATATCGTTTATTATCATCAAGTTTCACATGCTTAATATCAACAGCGGCAACATCAATAGCTATTCGATTATAAATAGCTGTAATTATAGATCGTTCATTACCTCTTGTTAGCCGTCGTCTATCAGGTCTATAGCCATAACCATATGTCGATGTTTCCCAACTAGTTGGGGATCTTGATGAAAAGGCATTCCAAGCATTTTTAATTCTTTCGCCTAATGTGTATTCTGGCATAAAAGCCTCCTAATTATATAACTCAGAAAAAAAAAGAACCCGAAGGTTCTTTCTCAGAATAGATAATTATTTAGTTTTATTCTTTGCATACTTTTCTTTTATTTTTTCTAAAAGATACTCTGCTTTCATACTCGAAGATTTAATAATTCTATCGAACATGATTATATCTTCTTTTGTGGCAGTCCCATCTTTAATTTTCTCATAAATATAGTATGCCGGTTCTAAAGCTCTTGTCATAAATATCACTCCTTTCTATTATAAGAATTGTAATATTTACGCCCATTTTGCAACTAATTCTTTTCCAATAACTGTTAAAACATCCTTGTCTAAAAAAACAATAGGCCTTTTAGTAAATTCATCATCTATGTCGTGATAATCATACATCGCCTTAAAACCATTATCAACCATTTTTTTAGCAAATTTTGTAGCGGCAGTGCCTTCTCCAGCTAATGCGTACACAGCTGTATGGAAAGGCCCTTCTCGATTTATTAATTGAGCCGCTTCAACTGCGGCCATAAACTGATTGCCGGTTCTCTTAAAAATAAGTTGTGTTGTATCATGCACCAATTCATTTTTAAAATCTGGATCATTATTGTATAGATCGTTAAAG